TTGAGTGACAAAGAACTGCACGATATGGGGATCAGTCGTGGCGAAGTCAGGCAAAAAGTCTACGGTTAATGCAGCGGGTAATTATACTAAGCCTACTATGCGTAAGCGCTTGGTTGCTTCCGTCAAAGCTGGCGGGAAAGGTGGAAAGCCCGGACAATGGAGCGCCAGGAAAGCCCAAATGGTTGCTAAGCAATACAAAGCTAAGGGCGGGGGTTATAAGTAATGGCCCTCGCTAAATCACAGAAAAGTCTAAAGTCATGGACGAAACAGAAGTGGCGCACTAAGAGTGGCAAGCCTAGTGCTAAAACTGGTGAGCGGTATCTACCTGATAAGGCTATTAAGTCTCTTAGCGATAGTGAGTATGCCGCTACAACCAGAGCTAAACGAAAAGGCACTAAGGCAGGTAAGCAGCATGTGGCTCAGCCTAAGAAGATTGCAGCCAAAACCAAAGCCCACAGGAAGATAAAATGAAACGAAACCTTACGGAAAAACAAAGTAAGTTCTTAGAGGTTCTCTTTGAAGAGGCAGCAGGGGATGTTGTACTCGCCAAGAAGCTTGCAGGTTATAACCCTGAGTCATCTACTACATCTATTGTGGAGTCATTGAAAGATGAAATATTTGACGCAACTAAATCGTACATGTCAAGAGTTGGCCCTAAGGCTGCAGTTGCATACGCCAGTGCTTTGGACGATCCTACCCAGCTAGGCGTTAAGGAACGCATGGTAGCTGCAGGTCAGATCTTAGATCGTGCAGGTATTGTTAAAACTGAGAAGGTAGCAGTAGAGTCAAGCGGTGGTTTGTTTATATTACCGCCCAAGAATGCAGATGCTTCTGAGGCTACGTAAAGAGCGCCCACTCCAAAGTGAGTACTGGATGTTACCCAAAGTACCTTTTAAGGTAAAGCTTTGGCAGCGCATACCACGTACTAGCAACTATGTACCCTTCGGCTATGAGGTGGACCCTGAAGATGAGGAATGGCTGAACCCTATACCTAGAGAGTTAGAACTGTTAGAGTTAGCTAAGAAGCACTTGAAGCAGTACTCTTTAAGACAAGTATCAGCGTGGCTGACTACTCAGTCAGGTAAAAGCATAACTCACGATGGTCTGAAGAAGAGAATAGATGTCGAAAGAAAAAGAAAGCGTCTTGCTGCAATTAAACGCTACTATGCCAAGCGGCTCCAAAAAGCGTTACAACAAGTCGAAGCGCTTGAAAAAAACTACACAGGCTACTTCATCTACGAAGACGAAGAAGGAACCGACAGTAGCGACACCCAGCCCAGCGCAGGTCAAACCACCTGAGTATGAGGTAGAGGAAGCACAGAACATTGTCTTTAGGCCAAACCCTGGACCTCAGACGCAGTATCTAGCTTCTAGTGAACGTGAAGTTTTATATGGTGGTGCAGCAGGTGGTGGTAAGAGTTACGCTACATTAGCTGACCCTCTGCGTAACATGAACAGTCCAGACTTTAGTGGTCTACTTGTACGTCACACGACAGAGGAACTTAGGGAACTCATACAGAAAAGTCAAGAGTTGTACCCTAAGGCTATACCAGGAATTAAGTGGTCTGAGCGTAAGAGCCAATGGACTACACCAAGAGGCGGCACACTTTGGATGTCGTACTTGGATAGAGATACAGACGTTATGCGCTACCAAGGACAGGCGTTTAACTATGTAGCGTTTGACGAGTTGACGCAGTGGCAGTCACCCTTTGCTTGGGACTACATGCGTTCACGTTTACGTAGTGCAAACAAGGACTTAGGTTTGTACATGCGAGCTACGACTAACCCAGGTGGGATCGGACATGCTTGGGTAAAGAAGATGTTCATTGATCCAGCAGCGCCTAATACGCCTTTCTGGGCAACGAACATAGAGACTGGTGAGGTATTACGCTTCCCGTCAGGGCATAGTAAAGCTGGTGAACCCCTGTTTAAAAGAAGGTTTATACCTGCCAGCCTCTTTGACAACCCGTATCTAGCTGAGAGTGGTGACTATGAAGCAATGCTTTTGTCACTACCTGAGCATCAACGTAAGCAACTACTAGAGGGTAATTGGGATGTTAACGAAGGCGCAGCCTTTCCTGAGTGGAACAGAGCCGTACATGTCGTGGAGCCTTTTAAAATTCCCGCAAGTTGGACTAAGTTTAGAGCTTGCGACTACGGCTACGGAAGTTTCACAGGCGTTGTCTGGTTTGCTGTATCACCCAATGAACAGCTTGTTGTTTACAGAGAGCTTTATTGTTCTAAAGTTACAGCTACTGATTTAGCGGATATGATACTTGAAGCCGAGAGTGGTGATGGAAGTATAAGGTACGGCGTGTTGGATAGCTCCCTGTGGCACAAACGAGGCGACACTGGCCCTTCCTTGGCTGAGCAGATGAACCAAAAGGGATGTAGGTGGAGGCCTTCGGACCGTTCACGAGGCTCAAGGGTTGCAGGTAAAAACGAGCTACACCGCCGTTTACAGGTTGATGAGTATACTCAGGAGCCAAGGCTGGTGTTCTTTTCAACCTGTACTCATTCTATAGCTCAGCTACCGTCTATACCTTTGGACAAGAGAAACCCTGAAGATGTAGACACAAATGCAGAAGACCACTTGTACGATGCAATACGGTATGGTATAATGACAAGACCAAGAAGTTCTTTGTGGGACTACAATCCTGCTTCACATAGATCTGGCTTTCAAGCTTCAGATTCAACCTTTGGATACTAAAACATATGGAACAAGACGATTTATTTGAAACAGATGACGTAGCCGTTATACAGGACGGTGAGGAGTTAGATGCCTCTAGCGTAGTGTCTTATGTAGAGTCTCGCTTCAAACGTGCAGAGGATGCACGGTACGTAGATGAAAGTAGGTGGCTACGTGCATATCGTAACTACAGAGGTTTGTACGGTAGTGATGTACAATTCACAGAAACTGAAAAGTCTCGTGTGTTTGTTAAAGTTACTAAGACTAAAACACTAGCAGCGTATGGTCAGATTGTAGATGTACTCTTTGGTAGCTCACGGTTTCCACTCACAGTAAATCCTACAACGTTACCTGAGGGCGTAGCTGAAGCTATGCATATAAGTATAAACCCACAGGCTGAGCAAGCCATAGATCCTTTGCGTTCTGCCTTTGAGGAAGAGCCTAAGGTCAGCTTCTTGTTTGACCCTGATGAAAAGCTCAAGCCTGGCGAGACTATGTATGACCGCATGAAACGCATGGGTCCACTAAAGAATAAACTTGAGGCTGTAAGTGAAAAGATCGTAGAAGGTCCAGGTACAACTCAAGATACAGTAACATTCCATCCTGCTATGGTAGCAGCTAAGAAGATGGAAAAGAAAATACATGACCAGTTAGAAGAGAGCGGAGCTAATAAACAGCTTCGCCATACTGCTTTTGAGATGGCACTATTTGGTACGGGTATTATGAAAGGCCCGTTTGCTATAGATAAAGAGTACCCTAATTGGGATGGAGAGACAGGTGAGTATGATCCTGTTATCAAAACTGTACCGTCTACAAGTCACGTATCTATATGGAACTTCTATCCTGACCCAGATGCGTATAACATGGATGAGGCTGAGTACGTAGTAGAGCGTCACCGTATGACACGCTCACAGATGCGTAGCTTGAAGTCTCGCCCTTTCTTCCGTAACGAATCAATTGACAATGCTATTGCTGCAGGTGAGTCCTACGATAAGAAGTATTGGGAACAGGACATGGAAGATGACAGTGTGTCAAACACTGCACCTGAACGTTATGAAGTCCTAGAGTTCTGGGGTTATGTAGACACAGACATCCTAGAAGAGAATGGTGTACGCATTCCTCGTGAGTTAAAAGACTCAGAGCAGCTAAGTGTAAACGTATGGATTTGTAACGGAGAAGTACTACGCTTAGTGCTCAACCCATTCAAACCTGCACGTATTCCTTACTATGCTGTACCCTATGAGTTAAACCCATACTCATTCTTTGGTGTAGGTATTGCTGAGAACATGGACGATACGCAGACACTGATGAATGGTTTCATGCGTATGGCTATTGATAATGCTGCACTCAGTGGTAACTTAATCATTGAAGTTGACGAAACAAATCTGGTCCCTGGACAGGACTTATCTGTGTACCCTGGCAAGGTGTTTCGTAGGCAGGGGGGTGCACCAGGACAAGGCATTTTTGGAACTAAGTTCCCCAACGTTGCTGGCGAGAACATGCAACTCTTTGATAAGGCAAGGGTATTAGCTGATGAGAGTACAGGCTTCCCAAGTTTTGCACACGGTCAGACAGGTGTATCAGGAGTGGGGCGAACTGCTTCTGGCATTTCTATGCTTATGTCTGCAGCTAATGGTAGTATACGAAATGTTGTCAAGAATGTCGATGACTATTTGATTGCCCCACTAGGACGTGCATTCTTTGGTTTCAACATGCAGTTTGACTTTGATAAAGAAATCAAGGGTGACTTAGAAGTTAAGGCATCAGGTACAGAAAGCTTGATGGCTAACGAGGTACGCTCACAGCGCTTGATGCAGTTCATGGGTGTAGCATCTAATCCAGCACTTATGCCATTCGTTAAGAGTGACTACATCATTCGTGAGATTGCTAAGTCTATGGATCTTGATCCTGATAAAGTTACTAACTCTTTGGGTGACGCAGCTATACAAGCTGAGATACTCAAGAAGTTCACAACACCACCACCTCAACCTGAAGAGGCAGGACCACAAGGTCCACCAGCACCACCCAATCCAGGTGCAGCCCCAGAGCAAGCAGGAGTAGGCGTGAGCGACACAACAGGCGCTGGTGGGGGTAACATAGGCACAGGTACAGTACCCACTCCTGGTGAGCAAGGATTTACTGGCTAATGTCTATTAAGAAGTTAGTAAACGACAAACCTTTATGGGATGACTTTGTTGAGACTATCAACAAGAAGATAGACATAGCCCAGCGCAGGTTAGAGCAGGAGAGTACTATGGAAGGTATGTATCGTGCTCAGGGTGAAATAGCTGCATTACGTAGGCTCATATATTTAAGGGAAGAAGTAAATGCTTGATGACAACAAAGCTCAGATGGAGATGGACCTTATAATGAATGAGCAGAAAGACCCTGTTAGTGGGAACACTGCTCCTATAGGTGCTAAACCTAGTGAGGTACGTGATGATATTGACATTCGTGTCAGTGAGAATGAGTTTGTAGTAAATGCACAAACGGTTAGATACTTCGGAGAGGAATTTTTTAATGAGTTACAAGAAGCTGCCGCACAAGGTTTTGAACGGATTAAAGAAGGTGATGAGTTACCTTTCAGAGATGATGAACTGGATGTTGATGAAACTGAAGATCAAGAAGTAAAACCAGAAGGCTTTGCCTATGGTGGTGCTGTAAAGGGTTACGCTGAAGGGGATGTTGTAGTACCTCAACCTGTAGGCGGTGGCTATGGTGGCTACGGCGGTACAGGTGCTTTGTTTGGCGGTTTCCAGTCTAAGACATACATTAACCCTGAAACAAATCAGAAGATGATTGTGTTCTTCTTTAATGGTAGACCCATGAAAAGAATACCTGCTGGTTTTGTTGAGATGGCTGCAACCCCTGCAGAGCAACAAGCAGTAGCTACACAAGCACCTAGAGATAGTAATGACGATAATTATGCTGATGAAATACTGAGTGAAGTAAAAGCTAGTGGCACTGATTGGAGAAATAAAGACGTAGAGAGTTGGTCTGATGATGAGTACGCTAGTTACTATAGTCAACTTGACTCAAATGTAAAGAAAGGTAATAATCCTTTAGATTTAGATGAGGGCGAAAAGCTTGTAACTACTCTTTTAGGTGGTCCTTACGGCATACTAGGTAAAGTCCTTGGTGTGGATAGTGCTGTAGAAAGCTTGATGAAAAAACAAAAGTTAGAACGTGCAGAAGGTATATTTAATCATATAGCATCTTTAGAAGAAACAGACCCTGTAAAAAATGATACACGTTATATTTTGGGTTCTGTTCTTGGTAAGGAAGGTTATGATCCTACTGTAGGAAACCCTTATAAAACGTTTGAATATAAAGAAGGTGATTACACATCATTAAAGGCAGGGGATGAATTAGATATATATGGTATGCCAACAGAAAAAGCCCGTGTTGACAGAGGAATGTCTGCCACTAGTATATTAGATTTAAATAAACTCACAGCCCTTGGTGAAGAGTATGATGTAGAAAAGTATTACGCAGCAGGTGGAGTAAGACCTAGAGCAAGACCGCCTACTTTAGAAACTGGTGGGTTTGGTGTTGAGGCTCCCAAAGGTAAGTACGATCCTACCTCAACAACAGCAGCAGGTGGATATAAAAATAATGTACTATCCAAAGCTGAACAGGACGCTTTTGACGCCTCTGTTGATAGAGGGGATTCTTCTGTAGCAAATCACTATGTTGCTGTTAACAGAGCACGTAATAAACAAAACGCATTTATTGATCAGGGCATGACTCGTGCTGAAGGTGCCGCTATGGGTCTTTCTTCTTGGGATATGGATCAAGCTGAAAAATTCGGAGGCTCTGTGCAAAGGGCTATTACTCCTGAAGAAGAGGGTGGTCTTGGTACACACGCTCAACAAAAGAACCCGTTTGCACCCGCTAGAGAAAAAAGTGATGATGATACATCAGATGATACAGCAGGGGATAAGATACTCTGTGATTTGATTTATCGCTACGGTTACCTAGATGAAGACATCTGGCGTTTAGACGAAGCGTTTGGTGATCGTGTTGCACTAGAAGACCCAGAGTTACTAGAAGGTTACCATACATGGGCTAAACCTATGGTAGCTTGGATAGAGAAAGAAACCTTCCTATCTAACCTATATCTTAAATACTGGTGTGTACCATTCACACGGCGCTGGGCAAATCACATTGCTCATGTAATGGAACCAGAAAACTATAAACCTGACTATGTAGGCAAACTTATGCTTGCTGTAGGTGTACCTATCTCTAGAGCTATTTACAAGCTAAAGGGTAGAAAACTAAAAACTGTTTAATAACTATAAGGCTACCCAGCTTCGGCTGGCCCCAACATAAAGGAAACAATTATGCCTGAACTAGCAGAAGTAGAAACTAAAAAGACAGCAGGTCTTGTAAACCCAAATAGACCTACCCCTCTAGAAGATAAGATTAAGAAAGAGGAAGAAGAACTAGAAGCTTTAATGAAAGCTCGTACTGAAGAAGTTGAGCAAAAAGTAGAAGAACCAGAAGCTAAACCTGAGAAAGAAGAACTATCAGGCGAAGAGCGTACATATAAGAAACGCTACAGTGATTTACGTAGTCATCTTAACAAGCAAGCGGAAGAGTTAAAAGAACTTAAAGCTCAGCTTGAAAACGCTCAGAAGACAGGTAAGGTACGTGCTCCTACTTCAGATGAAAGCATTGATGCTTGGGCTAAGAAGTATCCTGAGATTGCTGGCATTGTAGAAACAATTGCTGAAAAGAAAGCTCAAGAAAAGTTTAAGTATGCTGATGAACGTCTGCAGCAGATTGACAAGATCAACGCAGATGCCCAGCGCACTAAAGCAGAGAATGAAATCCGTGCTATGCATGGAGACTTTGATGATCTACGTGGGAGTGATGACTTCCATGACTGGGCAGCAGAACAACCCAAGTGGGTGCAGGATGCACTCTATGAGAATCAAGATGATCCACAATCAGTGATCCGTGTTATTGATCTATTCAAAGTAGATAAAGGTATGGACACTAAAGGAAGACGGCAAAACTCTAAGGATGCTGCTTCTCAAGTAAGAACTAAACGTACTACCAAACCAGACAATGACAACCCTGCAGGACATCTGCGTGAGTCTGAAGTTCAACGCATGAGTACACAAGAGTACGAAACCAAGTCAGACGAAATCATGGAAGCTATCCGCAGTGGTAAGTTTATTTATGATGTTTCTGGTGGAGCACGTTAATTAAGTATTGACAATACACAAACAATATGTTATAACTGTGTATGTTAACAAAAGCATAAGTATGCCCTGATAGACGTTTCAGCTACCCTGCTTATGCTTTTACCCCTAAGCGAAGACAAATAAGTTAAGACCTACCTGATCAAGTATAGGCCCGTCTTACATATTACAAGGCCATGTGTATGTGAGTCGCACCCTAAAAAGATTAGCCTCTTACCTGATGTTAATGCTTATAACTTTAATAAGCCTAACTATCTATGGAGGATTATATCATGGCTTTCGCAACAGCGTCAGGTTATGGTAATCTACCCAACGGTAACTTTAGCCCAGTAATCTACAGCAAACAGGTACAACTTGCTTTCCGCAAGGCCTCAATTGTAGAAGCAATCACTAACTCTGATTATTTTGGAGAGATTGCTAACATGGGTGATTCCGTTAAGATTATCAAAGAACCTGAAATCACAGTGAAGTCGTATGCCCGTGGCACGACTATCACACCACAAGACCTTGACGATGAGGAATTTTCATTAAACGTTGACAAAGCGAACTATTTTGCTTTTAAGGTTGACGATATTGAGGAAAGCCACTCCCACGTCAATTTTCAAAGCCTTGCAAGTGATCGTGCAGCTTATCGTTTGGCTGACCAGTTTGACCAAGATGTTCTTGGTTATATGGCTGGCTTCAAGCAATCAGCTATTCACGGCAAACCCAATGCTGCGAACACAACTGTAAACGGCACTAAAGCTGTTTCAACTGCTGGTTCTGACGAACTGTTATCAAGCATGAAGCTAGACGCTTCTGACTTCAACAGTGGTTCAGCAGGTAACTCAATCGTAGTTAAGCCCCGTACAGGTGCTGACTCGTTGAACACTACAACAGCTAACGCTACACCTATGCAAGTTATCGCACGGATGTCACGTAAGCTGGATCAACAAAACGTTGACACTAACGGAAGATGGCTTGTCCTAGACCCGGTATTCGCAGAACTGCTTAAAGACGAAGATTCACGTCTTTTGAATGCAGACTTCGGTGGATCAGGGTTGCAGAACGGTTTGATCTTCAACAACATTCACGGCTTCAAAGTCTATATGTCTAACAACCTTCCTGAAGTAGGTAACGGTCCAACCTCTACCACATCTACAGGTTCT